ACCAAGCAATTGCACATATCAATCAGCATGGTATTGCAGTGTGGGATGCTGAAACTGAGTATCAAGCAGACACCAGTTATACTCAAGGTCAAACAAACGGAACTATTTACCGTGCCAAACTGACCCATTCTGGGCAAAATCCAGAACTTGATACGCTGAATACTTACTGGGATATCGCCTTTGCTGCTGCCGGGGATTTCTATACTAAGGCTGAAGTTGATGCGGATTTTTTAGCTAAAGATCAGAATCTGGGTGACCTCGCAAGCGTAACAGATGCTCGGACTAATCTTAGTGTTTACAGTAAAGCAGAGACTTATACTAAAACAGAAGTAGACGGTAAAACGACTGTAGCTTCTGCCCTCCAAGCTCAGCAACAGACAAGTAATGCTGTTCTTCTCTCACCCCTACGTTTGGCTGACTCTTTCAAAGGTCTAAATCAGTCCCTCTCAGCTACAGGATTCCAGAAGTTGCCGGGCGGACTCCTTCTCCAGTGGGGTCAGGCAGTTATACCAGATGGCTCGACCAGTCTGCTAGTGACCTTCCCTGTAGCTTTTTCCCTAGCCCCCTTCAGTATACAAATAACCGATACAGGGTCTCCTAGTTATACTCAATGGGTCGCACCCGGTGTTTCCTCCGTTAGTTTCAAAGCCTCTAGTAACAAACCCTCTAGTGGTACTGATAATTTTTATTGGTTTGCAATTGGCTTATCAGTTTAATAGGAGACCTGTTTAATGGCTCAAAAGATATCTCCGTGGGTTGGCTCTTATTATGGCTGGTCATATGGTGAAGATGGTTGGAATAGCGGGATGGATGAAAATTTACTTAAATTTTCTTTCCTTTTTGACGGCAATATCGACAGCATTACAGCAACTTTACCGGCTCCTGTGAATGGGCAAGCACACTATAACACCGTAGATAATCTTATCTACTATGCGGTCGGTGGAACTTACTACACACTAACAGCTCCTAAATGGTTCTCCTTAAAACTTAAGAGTACGGGGCAGGTCTGGACGTTTAACGGGGTAGAGTTACTCCCTGTTGAAAGCCTAGACGAACTTCGACAAGATGTGGATACTTTAGAGGTTGTTATTGACTCTTTAGGGACTGCTGCATTAGAGAGTGCTGAAAATTTGGCCACTGTTGCTCAGCTTGATGTGGCTTCGGCCCAAGCTGCTCAGTATACCGATGATGCCGTAGGATTAGTAAATGATACCATAGCCCTAATAAAGACGAGCTTACCAATTTCGGTCCTAGACTATCAACACCTGATAGTCTCGAAGTCTGACCCTGATGATCCGAGCACATGGGACTGGACACCTGCTATTCAGGCTGCGATTGACGCATCGAATGCAGCCAAAACAGACGTGCAGGCGAGTGCATTGCCGCAGATCGGATCGCGCTCTATCATCCAGCCCCCTGTCCTGCTGCCGTGCGCACCGTATGGTAATGCAGGTAAGTCATACGGCTTCTACCGTATCACGCAATCACTCTTGCTCTACAAATCAGGAGAGAGCTGGACTAGCATCAACCTTCAAGGGTCTGACGGTCTTGGTGTGTTCCTAGCAGCCGTTGACGGCTCAGGCGCTGTCACAAATGCATTCGACATTATCTCCGGTGATGCGCCAGCAGCTTACCCTGGCTTCCAGAGCAGCATAGCGAATATCCACTTCATCGGTGGTCGTCGCCACATCAACTTGATTTCCGCGAACATCAACACGCGCAAGATCACAATCTCCAACTGTGGACACTCTTTCTGCTCGCCGACAGAACACGCGATCCATATCGACGCCCGATCAACAATCCTGAAGATCGAGTCGCCTCGCGTGATGGGGTGTCCGCGCTTTATGTGGCTAAACCATGTAGACAAGGCTGTTCTGACCGAGCCGTTGATCAATGGAAACATTGATGCTACTACAGGAAAGCCGGCGGACAGCGCGTCTATCTCAATCAACGGGACCGCTGCGGATGGCCCGACACGACTTGCTGTCCAAGGTGGTATCTTCATTCCTGACCCTCAGGGGCTTACAACCGCAGCGAATACGCGATGGTTCGATATAAATGGAGATTCCGCACTAGATATCACGGACACTCATTTCGGCCTTGAGAATGCCGGATACCCGATTGTCTATGTAAATACCCCACTGAATAGCGTGACCGTTGCCCCGTACCACTCAGACTCTCGCGTGACTATGCGAAACGTCACCGGTGGGTCTGGTTCGAGCGCGCGGGCTGATGCTGGTCTCGTAGTGCTGCGCAAGGGTGTTCCGCACACTATCGGGATCGAAAACGTGTGCCGCGTTGGCAGTGGAAAGCTAATCAACGCTGATGTGATGATTACCGAAGCTGGGGCGGCGACAACGCTTGATGCTTATTTGTCAAGCATCTCGGGTGTTCGCACCCCGATGCTGTCAGTTAATCTAGTAAACGTCATGGGCTGGGCAACTAAGCACATTCCACAAGAATTGCAAAAGTTTACCTCTGGCAATATCCCTGTTATTGATCCGGCCGGAGTTTTCCCGTCTTCATCTATTCAGCATGCCTCCCGACTACAGGGTTACCAGACCCAGCTTGTTTCCGCAGACTCCGTTGTTTCTATTCCACTGCCGTCTCAGCACGGGGCTGTCATCGTAACTGCGGACGGTGACAACGGAGGAGCCAGTAACAGGATAGGAGCGACCATTGCTGTTTGCTATAGCTCCCAAGCTACAAGCGTCCAGTCGTCTGCAATGTGGGACACGCAGTACGGGGATGTTGCGGTTGCTGATACAAACCTAACTGGGACTACAGGCGTAAACGGAAACTTCACCGTATCCGTAAAACAAGGTAGAACTATGCAGATAGAAAACAGGTTGGGGTTTGCATCGCGCTTCAGATTGCTATTCCTGAATACACAACAGTACTGAGGTGTTATGAATACTCTGCATAAGAAACTTGCAGCCTACGGCCTTGGAGGGGCCGTAGCTCTCTCTGGGGCATACCTAGTCGCTCCTTGGGAGGGAAAAGAAAACAAAGCTTATGTTGATCCTGTAGGTATATACACCATCTGTTACGGCGAGGTGGATGGGGTTAAGAAAGGAGACTATAAGACGGATGAGCAATGTCTGGAGTCTCTCGCCCACGAACTTGTAAAGCACGACAAGCAGATGATGCGGTATATCCGCGTGCCTCTGACTGACAAGGAACATGCCGCGTATCTCTCCTTCACATACAATCTTGGCGTTGGTGCATTCAGTAAGTCCACACTTCTCAAGAAGCTTAATCAAAAGGAATTTGAAGCTGCCTGTAAAGAGCTTGATAAGTGGGTTTATGCTGGCGGTAAGAAACTAAACGGACTTGTTAAAAGACGTGCTGCTGAAAAGCAAATGTGCTTGGAAGGGGTTAAGGAACGAGGACTTTTGAATGAAGATCATAAGTGATTGGAAATCTCAACTTAAATCTTACTCCTTTCTTTCCCTACTTGCAATCATTCTATCAAGCCTATCTTGGGGTGGATTGGCTATCCTAGGCGTTGTATCTGGTTATATGTCGTTCTGGGGGCTGCTAACAACGGCCTCCATTTTTGCTGTAATGGGTATGATTGGCAAGTTTATTGACCAAGACTTAAAGAATGATGGGAAGATGTTCTGGGAGGAATTAGAGATTCCCAAGGAAAGTAAAGATGTTTAAATTCCTCTCTTCTCCGCTTCTCAAAGTTTTGTTTGTAAGCAACCTTGTTTTCTTAGCGTCAACAGGGTTGTTTGCTTACTATTCTTATGGTTTAAAAGGCGATCTATCTGTAGCTGAGCGCGACTTAAGCAATTGTGCAAACGCTAATTTAAGCCTTCAAAACTCCTTGAAACAACAGGAACTATCTTGCAAGGCAGATGAGAGCGACTTCATGGAACTCGCCTCTGAGAAGAAGGAGCTTCAAGATAAAATGGAAGACCTCGGTAAGAGAATAACCGCTCTGTCCAAGAAGTCTCCTATGTATCTCCCAAGCCCATCCACACAAAAAGAGAATGACGAACATGAAAGCAATGTTATTCCCAATAGTGCTCTTCTCAGCCCTGAGCTTGTCAGGCTGCTACTCGAAGCCTTCTGTGCTGTCGAGCCAGAGCATTCTAATTGCACCGCCAGAGAGCCTGTTGATCCATCCTTGTAAGGCAACTCCTGCTGGAGAAAGCCTTATTGAATTGGCTCAAGGATATCGTAGCAATGTTGAGTGTATCGGATTATACAAACTTCAAATAGAGAAGATCAAGAAGAATAAACAAGAAAAGTTGCTTATTTATAAGGGCGCTGTCAAAGATGAGTCTAAATGACGTTAACACAAAGATTAGTAATTTGTGGGAGAGATTGGCGCTTGGGTTGATTAGCCTGTTCGTCACTATCCT